ACATCGGATGCTATTTCAAAAAGTCTTTAGACCCTATCAATAAGATTTATTTGGAAGCATTGTATTCATCTAATCCGTCAATGATTTTTAAGAGGTCCGATTTAATAAAATGCTGTTCAGAATATTCTTTAAATGATGATACTAAGCATCAATTAAGAATGCTTATTGATGATAAATATCGTAAACTATATAACAGAGACGAAGTAATAAAATATCTAAGCAATAATTCTTTCAAGTATAATGAATATAAGTTCGAGTCAGCTTGTCATACAGATGGCTTTTATTATAAGCAAATAAACGAGAATGACTATTTGATATGTTCTTATGCTGCTTATGATAAAAAGCGCAATATATACATTTTTACTATAGTAATTTTAGAGAAGGAGGAACTAATGATCCGACTTGTGAGCCTGAAGATTTGATTCTTGGCGTCAATGTTTCTAAACATAAAAAAGGATTAGATTATTTAATGGCTAATCCTTATGCAAGCAAATACGATATTTATAGTAAAATTGAAAACATATAAAACTTATTCCTATGGACTTTAAAGATAATATTAAACAACTGTCTGAACGAGTGATAAAGCTGAAGGATAGCATTCAGACAGAAGAAGCTACAAAGAATGCGTTTATCATGCCATTTATTAATGCTTTAGGGTATGATGTATTTAATCCCCTTGAAGTTGTTCCGGAGATGACATGTGACATCGCAATGAAGAAGGGAGAAAAAATTGATTATGCCATAATGAAGGATGGTGAACCAATTCTTTTGATTGAGTGTAAGCACTGGGCACAAGACCTCAAACTGCACGATAATCAGCTGATGCGATACTTTAATGTCTCTAAAGCAAAGTTTGGCCTACTGACCAATGGTATAATATATCGCTTTTATACTGATCTGCTAGAGCCAAACAAGATGGATGACAAACCTTTCCTTGAAGTAGACATTACAGATATAAAAGACTCCCAAATTGAGGAAATCAAGAAATTCCACAAATCATATTTTGATGTAGATAATATCCTAAGTTCTGCCAGTGAGTTGAAATATATGGGTGAACTGAAGGCGGTTCTTGCAAGGGAATTTTCAAATCCTTCTCCGGAATTTGTTAAGTATATATCTAAGCAGGTTTACGATGGTGTTATGACTGCAAAATTACTTGAGCAGTTTACTTCACTTACAAAAAGGTCTATCTCTGGATATATCAATGAGATAATTTCAGACAGACTCAAATCTGCATTCAAGACAGAAGCCGATATTGAACAGAAAGAACAGGTTCCTGTAACACAAAAGCCAGTTGAAGCGAACGAACAGCCGACTGATGAGAATAAGATAGTAACTACTGAAGAAGAGATAGAAAGTTATCTGATTGTGAAGTCCATCCTTCGACCATTTGTTGATATTTCAAGAGTGGTTTATAGAGACGCTCAGACATATTTTGCAATCCTGCTTGACGACAATAACAGAAAGCCTATATGTAGAATGTATTTTAATGCTGTTTCTAAAAAATATATTGCAACATTCGATGAGAATAAGAAAGAAACTAAGCACGAAATTAAATCTCTTGATGATATATATAACTTCACAGAAGAGCTTAAAAATACAGTTCTTTCATATGATAAGTAACTGAAATCAAAATGCCTTGTCATTCAAAATCGAATGACAAGGCGTTTTTGAGATTTACCGTTTTGACGGTATTTTTAGATTAGATATTCTGCAAAATAAGATCTGCATCAATATGCAAATCTGTGTAAAGCTTTTTAGCGAGCGCAGCAGAAATCTTTCTTTTTCCATTCATGATTTGGCTAAATACAGATTCATTCAGTCCCAAAGCAGCTGCTGCATCTTTTCTCTTCATGTCTTTAGAATAGAAGTAATCTTCAATAGCCTTAATTAGAGGGTTTTTTACTTTTAGAGGAAGAATATTCAAGTATTCATCCTCATAGTCTGCGCTTAATTTTGCCAAGCGGGCAATTTCACGAATGTATTCGTTATCCGCATTCGGTTCCAACATTCCCTTTTGGGTCGCTTCTTTAATTAATTCGTTAACACGATTACGCACTTCATCATACTGCTCTCGTGTCGTGATACAGTTGACGTTAAATGGTTTCATATTCAATGTTTTAAGTTAGATCCTGTAAGTGAACTGTCCGGAGGGGTTAAATCTCCGAACAGTTTTTAATTTTGTCATACTCGGCATGTGTACCGACAAATCTTAATTCCAAAATTCCTCCGATAAACAGAACCACAGCCACTATCCTAAAATTATTGCCGCTGATGTTGAAAACATATCGGCCATTACCTACATAGTCTGCCGAAGGAAATGTATCTTTCAAATGTTGATGGGTAGTCCATTGTGCTTTTATCACATCTTCCACCCACTTGTTCATTGGTTTCACCGCCCTTGAGTGCCTTTGAACAAAGGCATTTAATAATGTTTTATTTGAAATCTTCATTTCATTTTGTATTTGTGTTACATTTGCAAATGTAGAAACTTATTTCCAATTAAGCAAATAATATTTGCAGAAATGCAAAGAAATTTTTCTCCACGAAAACTTTCCCTTTTTTTCTTTGCTATTCCAAAATAAATCCTCATATTTGCAATGCTCAACATTTGAATCAGGCGACGAAAGCTCGCCCAATAACCTTGCTGCGGGCATTTTTATGTCTGAGGCAAGCCTATTATATCGTATAGTTCCGTCCCGTGTGGAGTGTTAATGCACCCACAGCCTGATTCAGGTGTTGAGCAACGGGGAGCGGAACTTTTTTGTTCCCTCTCCGTATTTAATCAATTTTATTTATTCATTTTAATGCTCAACAAAAATGAAAAAACAAACAACATCTTCTGCCAACCAAGCAGAAATCAGCACATTAGATATGTGGCTGAACAGTGAAAACAAATTATTCACAAATCTATTTGCCGATACAGGCGAATCTATTACCAACAGAAAAATGTTGCTCGATGTGCAGTTACTTCTGTCTTTGGTTGTTCTCCTATCATTCAGTTTCGTTAATCCCTTCATGACTTTAGTATGCCTCGGTTGGTTTGCATCATCCGTTATGCTTGTTAGGCAGTATGATGCAGCCGAAAAGAAAGGAGGCTCCAAATGAATATCAACGGGGTACAACTCAGCAAGAAGGCATTAAAAACTCTTCGGCTGATGCAGTCGAACGATAGTGAGCAGATTGCATTATATTTGTCGGCCATCGATAGATGTGAGGATGTACTTCTCACACCTTCAGGTATCCTTCCGGAGATTTCCGATGCTGATAAGCTCGAAACACTTGCTCTTATGCGTTATTTAAAGAAAGATTTGACAACCTTAATTAGTATTTCCGATGAATAAGAATGAAAACTCAGCTGCTTCCAGCTATATAGAAGCACTTATGCAGACATTTCTTCCTGCATTGTGTGAAGACGAAACCACACATTGGTTTAGTACCGACGAAGTTTACGATGCTATCAAGAAAATATCCCCTGGCGCAGGTATAACCAAAGAAGAAGTCTATGATGCTATGGTTGCTGCCGGATTCCGGTTTCAGTGTCGGCCCGGTGCTTTGGCTTTGGACTTCAAATGGATGCTGAAGATTAAATGATATAACACGCTCTTTTTAAGGCGAAGGCAATGCAAAAGTTGTCCTTCGCCTTTTTTGTTTCCCGATGTATCTTCGCTGAAAACAGATTGGATATGATTACAGAAGATATCATCAAGCAGACGTACATCAAAAGCGTTGTCAACCGTGACAGGGCTGTGATATACAAAACACAGGCAGAAGTGGTACGGGCCTATTTCTATGATACCGGGAACCTGTACAAATCACTCACTTCGGCAAAGCCTATAGACCTGGACGGCAGAATGTTTTGGTTTAAGATACTTCCATACTTGCGGTTTCTGGATATCAGATACAGAGAAGACATGAAGGTTCGTCGTAATTTGGCCCTTTATAACCGTGTAATCTGGGGTGTACTGTATAACGAAACCTTACCGGATATCCGCTATGGATACACACAGGATATCCGTAATGCCATCAAGAAAGACCTGATACGTGCGCTTGAGATAGAGAATTACGATAAGAGTTGGTAACATTAATGTTTAGCGATTATGGCAAAAGGACTTACTGAAGACCAGATTAACTGGATATTATCGGTCGATGCATCCGAAGCACAACAGGAGATACGTAAACTCGTAAAAACGAACCGTGAGCTTGTAAACGTCAATAAGGAAAGGCGTCAGGAGCTTATAAAGCTGGAGGCTGCCGGCAAGAAAGAAACCGAAGAGTATAAAAATCTTGAAGCAGAAGTAAAGAAAGCCAGCCGGAGTATATCAGAAAACAATATGATTATGGGCGAGCTTGAAAAGAAGCTTGACATTACCGGACTCACCATGGCGCAACTCAAGAAGAAAGCTCGCGATCTGCAGCGTCAGCTCGATCAGACGGTGCAGTCTGCCAATCCGGACGAATACCAGGCTTTGCAGAATGAGCTGGACCGCGTGCGTGGCCGTATGGATGAACTGCGAGCTGCAGGTCGTCATGTGCAGAACGAGATGTCTTATACTGAGAAGGCAGTTTCAAAACTGACGGTTGCCATGAAACTCTTTGTCGCTGTTCAGTTATGGCAATACCTGAAGGATATAGGTACACAGGCATACAACACCCGTAAGGAATTTGCTACATACGAGGCCGTTTTGAAAAATGCAACAGGTTCTGCCAAAGCTGCAGCATCGGCCATGAAGATGATACAGACACTTGCTGCCGACACTCCGGCAAGTGTGGCCGAATGGACACAGGCATATATAAAGCTCGTTAATCGTGGTATTACTCCTACAAAAGAAGAACTTATCCAGATGGGTGATATCGCATCTTCCCAGGGTAAGGATATCGACCAGTTCATCGAAGCATTGCTCGATGCTATGACCGGGGAAAACGAACGTTTGAAGGAATTTGGTATCACTGCATCCAAGAATGGAGAAACTACGGCCTTCACTTTCCGTGGAGTTACTACAGAGGTGCAGAATACGGATCAGGCCATCAAGAATTATATCCTGTCTCTTGGAAAGGTACAGGGAGTGCAGGGAGCGATGGCCATACAGATGGAGGAACTTGCCGGACTGGAATCAAATCTTGGCGACCAGATGGATTCTATTTACAATAAAATCGGGAAAAAATTGGAGCCGGCCATTAAGTCTTTTATGGGATGGTTAGGTGGTTCTTTGGGAAAATTATCCTCTTTGTTGGACTCCTCTTCTGATAGTTTTCAAAAACAATATGATAAAGTATTTGCGCTTGAAGAAAAAGTTCCGGATTTGATTGCAAGATATAACGAGCTGACTGCCAAAACAAGTCTCTCTAAGGATGAACAGTCTGAGCTGAATAGTCTTATGAAGGAACTGTCACGTATAATGCCTGGAGCAATTTCTGGTTGGGATGAGTATGGAAATATCTTGTCTATCAGTACCGATAAAATAGACGAATATGTTTCTTCTCAGAAACGATTACTTGCGGCTATGAATGATGAAGAAATTAATGTCACAAAGAAGAAAATGAAGGAGGCCCAGGAAGATATTGCAACTTACCAGAAGCTTCTGAAAGATGGTGGACAGTGGAAAACGAACCGCAATACCGGTGATATGTTTTTTGTTAAATGGACTCCTGATCAGGTAGCAGAATTTGAAAAAAATATCAAGGAAGCATCAGAAATATACGCTAACCAGCAGGCTTATTTGGATGAGTTAACAGGTAAGTCTATCGAAAAGCGTATGGAGGAACGGAAAAAAGAAGCTCAGATTACAAAAGAACTGAATGCTATGAATAAGGAAACATTGGCTGCTTGGATTGCCGATGAACGCAATGCTGCCAATCAATATATGGAGATCGCTAAAAAAATTTATAACTCCAAATTCCCGGATAAAAAAGGATCGGATGATGATAAGAACGATCCTGTAAAGGCTGCACTCGAACAGCAGAAGTTAATCTATCAGCAACAGCAGATGGAACTCAAAAAAAGATACCTTTCCGGAAATGATGAGCAACTCCAGACACAGACTCAGTTCAACAAGGCTATGGAAGAACTGTTGCTTCAGGACTTGAATGCCAGGCTAGCCATATTCGGACTTGAAAAGGATCAGCGTCAGCAGCTGGAGCAGCAGATATTGGACATACGTATCAAGGCGATGGAGGACTTTTATCAGAAAAAGGCAGAACTGGAAAGCCGGGAAACTACACTGAAACGTCAGTCTAATGAAGAAGCAATGGCCCAGAACGACGAGTGGATGTCACAGCAGATGAAAAAACTACAGGACGACCATCAGAAACGTACTGAGATTATACAACAGTCCTTACAGGCGCAGGTTGGACAGTATCAGGAATATGGTTCCCAGATAGGTAATGCTTTAGGCCAGGTACTTTCCGGACAGGAAAACATGCTGACGGCTTTTGGCAATACTATGGTAGATATCCTCTTTGATGTTTTATCACAGATTATCAACCAGAAAATAGCGGAAGCTACTGCTGTAGCCATAGCAGAACAGGCTAAGGCTGCTGCAATATCGGCCGCACAGCCGGACTCTGTTGCAACTTTCGGTGCTACGGCTGCTGCCCGTACTGCTGTTATAGGTGGATTAATCATGGCTGGACTTACTGCTGCAAAAACAGCTCTTAAAGGCTTGCTCAGTAAAGGTAGTAAAGCAGATTCTATTACCACCAGTTCTGATGGGAATACCTATTACACCCGTGTGCCGGGAAAAGCGTCTGGTGGTTACATCGATGTGACCCGTGCTCAGGATGGCAGGACGTATCATGCCGCTTTGGAACCTTCAATGCGTGGTTTCGTTTCACGGCCTACGGTCATAGTAGGCGAGGGACCTGCAGGAATGTCACGTGAGTGGGTGGCAAGTAACGATGCTGTCCGGAATCCTACAGTTGCTCCTATATTGAGTATTCTCGATGCAGCACAACAGGCAGGAACCATCCGCTCGCTCGATCTGAACAAATACATTCAGGCCCGTAGTCTTATGGGTAAAGCCGAAGGCGGAAACATATCTTCTTCATCTCCTGCAGAAGTTGTTCCTGCTGCATCCCCTGTATGCTCTGATATCGAACTCAAGTTACTCAAGCTTCTCGAGTCCCTCGACAAGAACGGAATACATGCTTACACTTTACTTGATGAATTTGAAAACAAACAGAAACTCAGAAACCGCTCACGTAAAATTGGCTCAAAATGAAAATTATTAATACCGAGTCAGGAAAAGCTTATCAGTTATTCCCTGACACAGAACTCAGTGTAGAACGTACCAATCCTTTTTTTAACGATTATGGCGAGCAGACACTTCCGGTATCATTGCCGGACAGTGAATACAACAGAAGTATAATGAATCAGCCTGATAAGGTTAACCGGAAAAACAAGGTCACATTCCATGATACCTCAATACAGGATGGAGAATACTTTGTTCCATGCCGTCAGGCCATACTTGGTGTCACTCCGGGGGATAAGATTGAGACCTCGTTTTACATGAACGAAGGCTCTTTCTATAGCCGTTTGGAGAATACATATATGAGTGATGTTTTTGGTGAAGAAACAGTTCCTGGTGTGAACAATTTGGACCAGGCTTTGAGTTTTATAAAATCATTGTTTAAAAGTGACAATTCTGAATTTGCCATTTTTCAGGTAGAGATAAGTAATTCTCGGTTCATGAATGTCTATTATAATGGTACTCTTATGGCAGAAACGGAGCAGAAGGAAACTGTAGATGGTAAGGAAATAACAGTTCCACGAGGCTTCTATCTGTCTCCTTTCCTTAAGGCAAACTTCGTGCTGAAAAGAATGTTCTCTTATTTCGGATACACGTTACTCGATAATTTCTTTACCCAGACATCACAGTTTCGGAATATGGTATTCATAAACAATGTGGCCGATGCCGTGGTTACAGGAAAGATATACTATTCACAGTTGCTGCCCAATGTAACCTGTAAGGAAATCCTGGAGCTGTTTCGCAAGAAGTTCATGTGCGAGTTTATTACAGACGAGGTGGAGAAAACTGTAAGAATCGTTTTGTTCAATGAACTTCTTGCGGAACAGGCCTATTCGGATTATTCTGCTAAGCTTGTTGAGCAGCTTGTCGTAGAATATCCTGAAGAATATAAGCAGCTTATCTTGGAATCTCGTGACAGTATTGGAAGCCTGTCTTTTGATAGTATTCCGGAGATGAAGTCCAAGTATTCGTCAGTCCAGTTCAATTCTAAGCGTGGGGAGTTTTATAGGTATGGGTATAATTTGGGTACTATATTTGCCGGAGAAATCTATGAGGTAGTGGCCGATGCGTCACAGAGATATTATGAGGGTGGAAATCTTCCTACAGAAAGTATTGAAATACCGGAATGTATTCCTGTTTATAAATCATTTTTCCTTTATATTGGTGATGAACAATTTCTTAATTCTACTCTTCAGGCTGATGGGGAGTCATCTTCTGATGCAGAGTCAGACAGTTCAACTACAAAGATGTATCTGATGTTAGCCTTTGCTTATTGTGATGGTACCACATCTTATGGAACGGTATCCAATTATATTTCTACAGGAATAGTGGAAGGAGTGGAAATAAGGATTGGTGATTATTCTCTTGTATACAATGGTGATGAAGGTATATTCGAAAAGTTTTATCGGAAATACGATACACTTCTTCGTAATTCGTTGCATACGGTCAAAGGAAAATTCTTGCTTGGTTTATCCGAAAAGCGTAATATCCCTTCAATTGCAATGCTCGATGTTAAGGGTAACAGGCTTTTGATGGATAAAATGACTTATCAGCTGGGAGGGAAAAAGGATATTACTCAGATTGATTTTCTTACATTGCAGCTTTATGAACCGGTTTCCAATGCCAAATATATGTCTGAACTCTTGCCGGGAAACAATGGATACGCATGGGTGGTGAAAAAAGAAGATAAATCTATTCCTGCAGATGAATATCAGAACTCGCCATACAAGAATGCCCAATATAGTATGGTTTATCCTCCGGCTCCTACCGGTGATAAGGTGGGTAAGCGTTTTTTTGAAACAAAAACCGCTGCTCAGATTGGTGGCGTTTATCTGTTAACCACAGCTTGGCTTGAGGTTGTTCAAGCTTGATTCTGTCCTTTCTGTTTCATGGGCATGACATTAAATTCGCTGAAAAGATAAATGTTATGACTATACTTCAACAACCGGAAAATATAAATCTTTCAGGTAATCTTACCGATTTTATAATATTATCGGCAAGCACTGTCACCTTTGTACTTAAGCAAGGTGGAAAAGTATTATTCGAAGCTAGCTATACTCCAAATGAGAACCAACGGATTGAGATTAATGTTAAAGATGTGATTGAAGCCGATCTGAAGCCAGTCTTTAAGGATGCTTCGGATCCTTATGAACAGTCAGAACTTGCGAAGACTTACGTTGCCGAAATTGCTGGACAGGCATATACCTTCAGTGTTATTAAGGCTGGGGTTGACCGTTTGGCCACATCTGCAGCGAATTTTTTGAAATCTAACTGGCTTACATGGCAGCCACAAACAAAGAAGGTTACCTATTATCTACCAGAAACACTTACTTTCTATAGCATAGAAGCCTCGGTAGTAAAGGTCAAGGCTTATTTCCAGCAGCCAGATGGTAGTTATTCTGAGGAAATAAGACAGCTACTTTCTATCGTAGCCGGGAAAGCATATTCTGTTCCTGTGCAGTATGCAGTGATTGCCGGGAAGTTTGAGTCTAGAATGCCAGCATTCTATGATGTGTGGTTCGAAACGGTTCAGGGTGTACGTCTTAGTTATATTCAGAGGTATGTTGCATCCGGGATGATGAGCGAAGATGAGCAATGGATTGTTTTTGAAAACTCGTTGGGCGGCTTTGATACGTTCCGTGCATACGGTCAGGAATCACTCACAGCCGATCATGATCATCAGTTGGCCGAACTTGACGAAATTACAGAAGAGTATAATGTAGACACAAATCGTAACTTTCAAAAGAATACAGGGTATCTTGCAGACCAGGAACGTAAGTGGTTACTCGATTTTTTTCCTTCCCGGCAGAAATTCCTTTACTCCAGAAATTACTTGAGGAGAATTGTTGTGAAAGAAGATGAAACTTCGTACACAGGCAATGAACTGCCATCTTCATATACTTTTACTTATCGTTTTGCTGATGCAAAACCATATCTTAATTTGCAACGAGTAGAAGAGCTTCCTGCAGATTTGTCTATATCTGTTCCTGATTTGGGTTCTTTTACTATACCCCCTCGGTTGGTTGAATTTCCATCTCAGAATCTGACTGAGGGGGTACTTTTCCCGGTGCAGAATCCTTATTCTGAAACTTGGGCTACCACGACCATCGGGGCAATCTTATCTTATGTTTTAAGTCGGATTATTGATTTGAGTGGCGATGGTACAGGTGGTGTTGGGCATACCCATGCCAATTATCAAGTTTTGAAGGCTCTTGAATATATTGATGGATATCTTACTTTCAATGGCCAGAAGATAAATGCCGGCTATGCAGACAAGGCCGGTGGATTCGATGAAAGTCTGATGAAAAAGTTCCTGAGGCGAGATATTCCAGATTCTGCTTTGGAACTGATAACTTTTATGAAAGGCTTACTGATAGGTGAAAATGGCAGCGGAATAACTGTACTTGAGGATGGAACATCACAGGCTGTTGTAGACAGGCTTTATGTAAAGATTAAGGCTGTATTTGATGAGCTTGAAGTAAAACGTCGTACTCATGTAGGTGGTGAGGAAATGCTATCTCCAGCAGGAATGAAGTGTGTTAAGGTGGAAGAACTTACGGATGCTTATAGGTGTTATTTTCAAGCTGAAGTAGACGGAGTAACCATAGAAAATGATTTTTCAGTTGGCCAGTTGGCAATGGCCAAAGAATGTAATATCAAGGAAGGTACATCACATAATGTTTCAAATCGTTATTATTGGCGTCTGGTTACAGGTATTGGTCCGGATTATATTGATTTATCGAAAACAGACTGTGACAGGGATAGTGATATTCCTGCTGAAGGAGATGATATCGTTGCTTTTGGTCATAAAACTGATATAACACGTCAGGCTGCCATTCTTCTGTCTTCAGTCGATGAACGTTCTCCAGCTATTATCTTTTATCAGGGAATTAATTCATATAGTGTTATTGATAAAGATGTCATATCTCTGTATTTTGATAAATCTACAGGGAAGGCCCATCTTAAGGTGTTTGGCGAATTTTATGTTGGAAAGCGTGATGGGTCTTCTTATTTCAAGTTCACGGAGGCTGATGGGGCAGAGATTAAGGGAAAAGTTGTGATTGGTCCGGGATCTTCTGGTTGGGAGAATATGCAGGGATTGCCAGATAAGATAAAGGATATTGCTGACGCTTCTGCTGCAGCTCAAGAAACGGCTGACAAGGCTGCTGAAGATGCTGCTGGAGCTAAGCAGGATGCTGAAGATGCAGCTGGGCGTCTTGATGAATGGGCTAGCGATAGTGTTATTTCTCCTACAGAGAAAACAGCTTTGAAACAAGAATTGGTAAATCTCCAGAGTGAATACGATACGAATATTAAGAATGCCGAGAAGTATTCTATTGATTTTTCTGATTATTCTACTGCATGGGCTGCATATAAAACGGAGCTTGAATATCATTCTGCTGAATCCCCGGAAAGTATCCCGATACGTGATTCTTTTAAAGCATCACAGTCATTGTTCTATCAGGAACGTGAAAAATTGCTGGTGAACATAGCTGCTGCAGCAAAAGAATACTCAGATAAACTCTTTGGAAGTATTTCTGTAGGTTCTGAAAATATATTGCTAAATACAGGCTTTACTGGAAATTATAAAAGTTCTGGTCTTACATCTTCTACAAAGCTGACCAATAAAAAGGAAATGTATTCCGAAAAATTGGAAAATTGGGAAGGTTCAGGGACTGTTGTCGATGATAAAAGTTCCAGAAGCAAATATGCATGCCAAATTGGGAGTATAGCTCAAAATGTACAGCTAATATCTGGCGAGCATTATGTCGTTTCATATAAGGCAAAAGGTATATCATTGACGGTTGGATGCGGTAGTTTTTCCGAAACAATCAATTTGTCTTCCGATTACAGAAAGTATATCCATAAGTTTGAATATATCAACGGTAACATCTTTATGATGTCTGGAAATGCTACAGTATGTGAGGTGAAGCTGGAACGTGGAACAGTCCCTACAGATTGGTGTCCGTCTCTTCTCGATCGGAATGATGTGGCAGCAGAGTTTCGTGAGTATTGGCATCTTCAGGATGCTTTGAAAAGTAATACAGAGATATTGGGTGGTTTGACTCTTACTACGATGATTATGCTTGGTCAATGGGTTGATGGTATACTCAAAAAAGTAAATGCTGGAGTTTCTGGAATATACAATGATGATCAGGATGTAGCATTTTGGGCAGGAGGTACACTTGAAGGTGCCATTAAAACGGTACAACGGTTGTTGGAAGGTGATATTCCTACGGATGAAGAATGGAAAACTTTGGCAAAATTCGTTGCTACACATGGTGGTGATGTTTTTATGAGAGGGTATATCTACGCGTTGGGAGGTGTCTTTAGGGGTACGGTTTATGCCCAAAATGGGACATTCGAGGGTGTTGTTAAGGCAAGAGCTGTCTACTCGGATATTAAGGAGGTATGGGATGTAAATTCAGATATTATTGATCCCGTATTGGATGGATGCTATTTTATTGGAGAGGGTAGCTGGAGTGCATCAACACCGGATATCACCTTGGGCTTGCCGGATCCTGTAACTTGGAAGAGCCTTCGTTTGAATTTTAGAACATCTCGTTTATCCCGCAAAGGAGGGCCTATTATATTGAAAATAGCAAATGGAGGAAGGTTCTCGGTTAATTCGATATTGCTTCCAAAACTATACTGTGCATGTCATGATGGATGTTATTCTTCTTTTATTTCAGACGGCTCAAAATGGATAGTCGAGACAGCAAATACTTGCTCCTTTTCTGATGATTTGGAATCTTGGTGTGATAAGGATGGACAACCTGTAACGGTTGAAGGAGATCCGACAAGTCCCGATCCTACCGTAGAAGGAAAAACAGAGAATGTTTTTCTTTATGCTGATTCAGATGGTATGCTGAAAACATATGCACAGTTTGTCAAAGGGCTTTATGTAGGGACAACTCAATTAATATAATGAAGTGTTAGTATGGCTAATGTATCAAAAATAGAAGTCAATTCAGATTGGGGCACTGAAGCTCCAAAACTGAATGCCAATTTTAATGCTGTAAATCTGGAATTGGCAAATTTGAAAAATACGAGGAGTATAAAAATTCCTTTGTTCAGTAGCACTGCTGAAGCATCGAAAAATCTTCCTTCTCCGTATGTAGGACAATTAATTCTTATCGGGACATCTTTACCGGCACCGATATATAAATGGAATGGAAATGCGTGGAGTAACACTGGTCAGACTGGTGGTTCAGCAGAAGTTCCTCTTACAAACTATTATAATAAGTCGGAAATAGACTCTAGATTTCAGATAGTAAAAT